TCAACTTCGCCTTCCATATAGTCAAATACAGTATTAATTGCATCATTCAAAGACTCTGTAAATGCTTGTCCTGCTGTCATAAGTACTTGATTTATGGGCTTCAAAGCTTCCACTGCTCGCTCGGCATCTCTTACTGCTTTTTCTAATCCGTATTCACTTGCTTCTTTAGTCGCTAAAGCGGCATCTTTAGCTGCAGTTTTTGCTTCATCATAATTTGTCGCAATAAGTTTAGAAGCTATAGCATTTGCATCGTCCGCGAGGCCTGTTTTATTATCCGCTTTTAACTCTATAGCAAGTTTTTGCATTTCCAAAGCAGTTTGGATTCGCTTAGCCTCTAATAACTCATACTCCATATCAATTGCAGAAAGTCTGTTTTGATATTCTGCATCAATCATGGGTTTTCGTAGTGCAAGTTCTTGCTGAGCCATCTTTAGCTTTTCTTCTGCTTGTACTCGTTCCATATCCGCAAAAGGATTAGTCTCAGCATTTGCAATACGTTCATCTGACTGTCCTTGCATTACTTTTAATTTAGCATCTAATATTTGTTTTTCTGCAGCCAGTCGTCTGTTTGCAATATCTAACAATAACTTTTCTGCATTTAAAATTTGATTATTTTCTCCTAGTTTTATAAGAGCGCTTCTTATATTTAATAAAGCTTCTTCTTCAGTGACTTGCTGAGCAATTTCTCCCTTCTGAGCACTTAGCAGTCTTATCTCTGCTGCAAGCTGTTGAAGTCTTCTTAATTGAGCAGGCTTCATTTTACCTTCCTGAAGGCCTACAACCGCTTGTTGAATACTTAAAGCTTCATCCTGCTTTGCTTGTATTTGGTCATCTAGCAGAAGTCCAGAGTTCTTTAGCTCTCTTAAGGCTTTTTGAGCAGCGTCTTCTCCTTGTACACTCTTAGTTAAATCTGCTTGTAGATTTATTGATCTAATTAATCCGTTATGGCGAGTTGTGTTTATTAAATCTATTACAGCAGCCTGTCTTTCTAGCTCTGTTCTTTGTGCTATTAATTCTGGTGAAAGGCCGGGCATTTTATAAGTATATTCAATCATAACTGGATCTCCAGCAGAGTCGACCTTTCCTCTCATATTTATCAAGTTACCGTATTGATCATATACCTCTTCCATCTCTTGCTCTAGTTTTGTAACTTCATGAAACACCCCAGAAACATCCAAAGAGTTAATATCGTCTATTTGAGACTGTATGGCGGCCAAAGCCGTGTCTGCCTGATTATCAGGGGCTAAACTATTAGCAAACCCTCGAATAGCTGCTTTAGTTTCCTCAGCTTTTCTTGGCATTTCAGTAATAATTTTTCCAAGTTCTTGGGCAGCAGCTCTAGTTCTTATAAACTCTTCCGTAGTTCCTCCATTTACAACCACATCTCTAAAGGCGTCAAATGCTTTAAAAGACATGCCCGTTCCTTCTTCTATTGCAGCCAGACCTCCTAGCATTGTGTCAAAGTATTGTTTTGCTTGTTTTTCATCAAAACTTACTCTAACTTCTGGGCTAAATGCCATAAATCTCTTTTCTAAAGATTCTACAGTAGCAGTATCGAAATCTTCCGCCCCACTCTCTTTTGCTACTGCTCTGAGCTGTTCTTCGTATATACGAGCACTCTCGACTTCTTTTGCTCTTAAAGATTTTAAAAGGTCAAAGTCTTCTTTTGCTTGTTCTAGACTTCTTTGATTTATACCTGCTGCGAAAGGTGCAAACGGCTCTGGCCGTCCTTTATTTCCTTCAGCCAATATTTTTTGTATTTCTACAAAACCTCGCATTTCTTTATTTAATTCAGCCAGGCTTTCTCTATTTTTATTATACCTTTCTGTTAAGTAGTCTACAGTACTTGCCGTGCCCTTCAGTAATTCCCAAAGTACTTGCCCTACAGTTACAATAATGCCTAGGTATCCTGCCCACCTTAAAAGAACATTGAATCCTCTTGATAATGCTGCCCCAATATTTTTTGCAGACGCAGCAATGCCTGCGTACAAAGCTTGAGCTTTAGTAGCAAAAATTTTAGTCGTAGATAATTTTTTCTGCTCAGCCAACGTTATTTGTGTAAATGCAGTCTCCATCTCTCTTACCATGGTAATTGACATTCCTTTGAATATGCCTTTTACAACTATACCATGTTGATTATAGTTCTTTTCTGCGGCTTTTAGTGCTTTTTTAAGATTTGCTTTATCTGCTCCTGTCATTGTGCCTGTTGTAGCTCTTTGTAGAACTTTTGAGCTTTGAAGATTAGGAGCAGGTAAGCTTTGGGTTGCGAGAGCTTGGAATTGTGTTGTTAATGCTGCAACATCAGTAGTAGCTTTTTTAGCTTCTGCGGATATTCTTAAAAAATTTGCTTGTGCAGCATCTGCACTTTTTTGCGCGTTTACTGCTATATCTGTAAAACTTATTCCAAGAGCAGACAAAGGCCCTTGAACTAGTAGTCCAAAAGAAGCAATTGCAAGAGCAGGGGTTTCAGTTAATACTTTCGCTACAGGACCTACTAATATATCTACGAGGCCGCTTAATTTTATAAGTATGTCATCAAAAGCTTTACCAAGCTGAGCATATGAATTCGCCGATCCTCCAGTTACTTCAAGTATTCTACTATATTTTTGCTCCGTCTGAGCAAGGACATCATTTGCAACTGCTTGGCTTCTTTCAAATGCGCTTAGCTCACTTGCACTCTTTCCCATTTCTGCAGCATATGTTTCTGTAGCGTCTTTCAGTCTGAGAATAACACCTAATTCATCAAGTAGTTCTGGCTCTGCTTTTGTAACACCTCTTACAAGACGATTAAAGGAGTCAGTAACGTCTCTACCTAATATAATGGAGGTATCTTTTGCGGCTTTACCTAATCTTACTAACTGATCTCGACTTAAACCCGCTGCAGTTCCTATAGCACCTGCTTGGGCCGCATCTTGAAAAGTAACAGTGGCATCTGTTGCGGCAATAATATCATTAGTTAAACTACGTAGTCCTACACCTGTAGCAGCTGCATAAGCTTCTTGCCCTTGCTGTAATGCTTTTAAATCTCCAGCTCTTTTTAAAAATTGAAATGCAGCACTAATTGCGAATAACTGTGCGGCAAGAGAAGCATAAACTCCTACAAAGCCTCCCATTCCTTGGGAGAATTTTGAAAAGTTTTTTGATGCATTTGCAGACTGTTCGCCTACTCCCTTTAACCCTTTTTGAAACTTATCGCCTGATTTAGTTGCGGTTTCCGTGGAATCGTCTACACCATCCAGCGCTTTTTTGAGTTTTTTAGCTGAGACGGTGGCTTTTTGCATTTTGCCGTTAATAACTACGTCAATTTCAACTTTATTTTTTGCCATTAGCCTTGCACATTATGGGTATAGCGTTTTCCGCTGCCGCCTGCTGTTTTTGCTTTACGCTCCTCAGCCTTTCGTTTGTTTTCTGCTTGTTCTGCTCTATATGAAACTATTTCATTTTCGTACAGCTTCATTAAGTAAAGTGTTATTTTTGGATCTTCTATATCGTAAATTTTAAAGTAATGTTCTAACCCGTCCCAATACTTTCCCATGTAAGTTCCGCTCATTCCCTCCCAATGATCGGGAAGTAAGCCAAATATAAAAAATGCCACTTGAACTTCCTCGGGAAAATCCGAAAGCTCGAGCGGCATTTTGGCGGGATCTGGTTCTTGTCCTAATTGTTCGCAGACAGTAAGGTACTTTTCTACATCAAACTTACTGTCTGCTTCTCTTATATACCGTTTAAATAAAGCTTGCAGTCGCTTTATTTGGCTCCAGTAAAATTTTCAAGATCACCTACAGTATCAGTTACCCAGGTATCAAAACTCCCAGAGTTTTTCATCAACAATTCTGCATTATCTTGAGTGTAAGGCAATTCATCTTCAGGATCAAGTTCTCCGATATCTACCAAAAGAAGCTCTTCTAGGTAACGATATTTCAAGCCTTTCCATCCTTTAATCACTGCTTTACAGTATTCAATAAGAAACTTGTCTTCGTCTAATACCTCTTCAGGCTGACGAGTCTTTTTATCAAACTTAGTAGTTACACATTTTTTGCGTAACTTTAAAAGTTCTTCTCGACCTAAGTAACAAAGTTCGACTTTGCAGTTGTTAAATCCTGGAAAGTCAATACTTACGGTCTTGCTAGGAGTCATAAGACTCGCTAAAGAAATAGGTGTATCACTCATTGTTTTATCCTTTTGAAAGTAAATTTTTATATTTTGTAATTATAGGGTAGAGGAGATAAAATGTCAAGAACTTTTTTTAAAAGGTAGAGACGAAAAAAAGGGGCACAGAGGCCCCTTTAAATTGCTTTATAGTTATTATCCAGAGTATTGAATAGTAGCTTCATCCGCTGAGTCAATATCAGTTGGTAACGCATGGAAGGTTGTCTCCAAAGAGATAACATCTTCAATTGAGTGCGTAGGAACTTCAAGGTGACAATTTGGAAGAGTGACTACAACTTTCGGGTCGTTAGAACCTCCAACAGAGAATACCAAGTTTGCAGTATTCGTAATTGTAGAAGTTGCTTCAATCAAATCTTCAAACAACTCTACACTAGAGCTTGCAGAGCTATCTAAGTAACACGTAAAGTTTCCTCCAATATTACGAGTACCTGTAACATGTCCTAGAGGCTGGTTTACAACTCCTAGAGTTTCAGGTGTAAGGAAAGTAATATTGTTATTCATTGTGATATTTCCTCCAGTAAGAGTAATATCATAAGTCTTAGAACTTCCATCCGCATCCGCATCTACAGTTGCTGTTAGAGAGGTCAATCTGTTACGAATAAAGTTTGAAGTCAGGCTTGTTTGTCGATCTACTACATTAGTCGCATCAAAACCTGCTACTTCTTGGATGATTTTACCAAAACCGGACCAGTTAATTGTAGCAATGCCATCAATTTCAAAATCAATAGATGCTTCGTTTGCAACACAACCTTCAATCTTATAGATAGTAGTAGTAGTGCTTGCTGAGTAACTAGCCGAAGCTGCCTGAGCAGCTCCCATTACAAAATACAGATCAAATGTGCCGATCGTAGTTTTGTTAGAGTCAGCCATGCTAATATTCCAAGTACCTGAGCTAGCAGAAGCGCTAACTGCAGTATTTGAAGAACTCCATGTTGCTCCGCCCCAAGTTGCTGTGTTTGATACAAAATTTGCCCAGAGAGCGTCTTCTGCTGGGAATGTTGCTGAGTTTGGTCGCATATATGAAGCAAATGACCACTCTGCAGGAGCATAGGAGTCATTGAACATTTGACGTGCTCGACGACTGTTACCTGCTGAGTCTGCCATTTCGTTCAGAGTGATTTCAGACGCGTTAGTTGCCTGAGAAAAAGAGAATCCATCTAGTACAGGAATCTCCCAGACACTGCCACTCTCTACCATATATACTTTAGTATCTCTACTAAAATGTAATGCCATAGTTTATCTCCTATGAATATTGAAAGGACTAGGGCGTGAACGTTTGTTCGTGCCAGTCGTTTCTAGTAACGAACCTGTACTAAGATTTCTCCTACCCCGTACGGTTCGAGTACACCTTCGTCAGTATCAATACTGACTATTGTAATCATTTGTGTATACTGTGTATTATTTTGCTTATCTGTATATGCTAATCTAGCATTTTGCTCTAAGACTGTTTCTATATCTTCGATTAGCTTATCCAGAGCATCAACAGAATCTTCTTCTTTTACATAAACTCTAACTGTTACAGCCAAGAATCTATCTTTATAGCCCCCACCTTGATACTCTCTAGTCTCAGATCCTGCATTTAAATGCAAGGAAGGAAAATCTTCAACTTCATCCCAAAACTTGAGTCTAGGGGATACATTATTGTAAACATTTGATAGAAACTCTCCAGTTCCATCAATAGTTTTTAGTTTTTCTACAAGAGCATTAATAATAGACTGGCGACGGCTTGTGTAATTTCTTTCTGACGCCATGATTATACTCTCCTAGTATAAAATCTTCCTAAAGCCATTCCTGCGGCTATTTCTCTAATTGATTTATCAATAACCTTTCTAGGGTCTCTTTCAGGGGTTGCCCAAGGAGGTTGTCCTGACCCCGGTTCAAATACTCTATAAGGGTTTTGTTCGTATGTATATCCTACACTAGGAAACCCCTGTGGAGTGATATTAACATCTGTCGCCCGTACCGAAGCAGCAAATCTTCCTGTTCTTGAAATAAGGCCAGGAGGCCCCATATTTTTTAATACAGTTTGAGGCAGTCTTTCATTAATAATTGCAAGAAGAGAAATATAGCTTTTTGCAGTATTATTAGAAGTAGTTGTATTGTTGTCTAGCTGCTCAAGACCTCCTGAGTCTTTTATAACATTAATCTTTTTCTTTGAAGAAACTTGTTTTTGTTTAGAAACCCTTTCTTTTTTTACAGACTTCTTCTTTTTAGTTCCTTTTGTTTTTGCCCCTTTTGGTGCTACAGTACCTAAAAAGACTTCTCCTAGTACAGGGGTTAAAGTGGCTCCCATCTTTTTTAATTCATCTTCTAGTTCTTTAACTGCGGCGCCTTCTAGTTGACCTTGTTTCCAGTTTTCTAGTGCGCCCTGCCAGCTAAGAATAGGGGTATAATCTATTAGTAATTTTCCGGTTTCTGGATTAATTACTTCGGAATACTTTAGAGATACTCCTAATTTATTTTTTACTTTTGCAAATAGCTGAGTAAATTTTGCTTGCTCTGCTGCTGATAACCTTGCTCGTCCTTCTTCAAAAACCTTTTCTGCTTTAAAAACTTTTACACCCGCAGTCGGAACTCCTATGCCCTCTACTGAGTGACCTAACTGGGCCCCATAATCATTATCTTTTCCAGATAATCTAGCCGCTTCTTCGTCTGTAGTTTTAGGTCGGTATTGACGTACAATTTTTCCTAACTCACTACTTGGTGCACCACTTTTTTCTTTTCTTACTGTGTTATAAGCACCAATTATAAATGCTTCTTCTCCTGCTTTTAAACGAAGGGCAGCTTTTTCTCTTAGTAGCTGCTCTAGCCTTTCTCCCCTAACATTAGACTGCTGAGTTAAAAGCCAAGCTCTCCAAGCATTCCAAATTTTGTCTTGTTGAGAGACTCCTACTCGTGGTAGTGCTCTTCTTAATATAGATTTAAATATCTTTACATTTACAATTAGTATCTGGCCGTTTTGATACAACAACTCTTTTCGTGTTGCATCTTTTTTATTGGCTTTATCCATCTCGTCTAAAATTTGAGAAGCTAATCTACCTAAAGGCATTTAAAAGTTTTTGTATAAATCCAGAACTCGCTTAATATGATCTGGAAATGCTACTCCGTCTCTCGAAGTTGATTCAGGGTTTTGATTTGTAGCACCAGACAAGGTTTGTCGTACTTTATATTCATCTCGGAGATAGTATGTGATTAAGTCCGCAACAGCGAGAGTCAAATCAGCAGGAGTAGCTGCATATCCAGCAGTGTAAGTAATTTTTACAGCGCCTGCACCTTTCTGCCAGTTTTTATATCCACTAGATTCTACTCTAAAAACACTATCTGTGGTAGTATCTAAATAATACTTTGAGCTATCTAAAGTAGTATATGCCGCAGTAGGATTTTCACGAGTCTCTACACTTACAATAGCATTGACAGGGCTTTCTGTCAATTGAACTAAGTGCGTATCCCAATCAATATTTAAAACTTCTACCTTATTTGTAGTATAGAAATCAATAATGCTATTTCCGCAATAAGTTTTTACTAATTGACTCACAGAAGGAACAAGAATATCGAGCTTAGTATCTTCCTTGGTGGAGGAGATACCAGCGATTTCTTTGTATGTATCAACAGATATTAAGTTTGCCATAAGTCAATTAATAAAAACTTGGGGAACCGAAGTTCCCCAGTTTATGTAGGTTAGGTATTAGACGACGTTCAAACGAACTGCTGCTGCCTTACCTGCTGCTGAGTCAAACAACTCGTTAAAGCCAAGGTGCTGTGAAGCTACCATGACACGTCGCTGTGCAGCGACTTCGTAGTCTTGCTCAACTGTTACACCACGGAGACGTGGGATAACGAAGTTACGTGTATTTACAGCAAATACACCAGCGTTGTCGCCTGTAGTCGTTACTGCAGGGAAGTTATCAGAGATAACTACTGGTGAGCCGTATACTGCACCTACCTGACCAGTCAGTTTCAGAGCTGTGTCTGAACCAACTTCGAATACGTTGTCGAATTCGGCGTCGTTGATAAGTGAGTGATACACGTCTTGTGATACAATGTAAACTACGTCTTGTGGGTTAAGACCGTATACACCCATTGTCTTACGAAGACCTACAAGGTGAGATGCTTTGATATCACCAGCTGCTACTCCTGCGGAAGATACTGAGCCTATAGGACCAAAGGGATCAGTGACTCCAATAGCCATAGCATTCAAGTTCTGAACATTGTTAGATGCTCCGCCTTGAATAATTTGCTTATCTACTGCGCGAGCGTGTGCACGTGCAATACCTTCTGTAAGCATAGGCATCAAGTTAATCAAAACTTCTTCGTCGATGTAGTTATCGAGGAAAGTAGTTGAGATCAAACGATCTACAGTAAGAGTCTTCTGCTTCGCATCGTAACGAGCGAGGTCAGAACCACGGTTAGCAAGGTCTGTACCACCTGCTGAAGCTGATGCAGAGTTATCTCGTGCATTACCCCAAGTAGCATACGCTACATCTTCCTGTAGAGGAATAGTAGTGTTAAGACCATTTACTGGTACTTCACGGAACAAACCAGCGGTGCGCAGCTCAAGCTGGATTTCCTTCTCGATCTGCTGTGATACTTCGTGAGTAAGCTCAGGAATTGAAGTAGCACCTGGATAAGTAGCACCTGCCTTCTCAAATACATCACGAGCGTAGTCAGTGTCCCAGCCCTTATTAGTCATTACACCAAGAAGGTGTGCATACATGACGTCCTTGTTGCCTTTGATACCATCAGTACCGTTGCGATCAGAGAATACACGCTTTGACTCATTCATCTTAGCGATTTCTGCATTCTTCTCTTCCAACTCCGCCTTGAACTGGTTCAAGACTTCGCTGTGGTTTGCGTCCTTTGCGTTCAACTTCTCTTGGAAGTCTGCTACAAGACGCTCAGTGCCTGTCTCAATACCATTACGGATTTGAGTCTTGACTTCTTCTTGCTGAACTGTTTTAGCAACTTCAGCTTCTTCAGCGGCCTTAGCTTCTGCTTCAGCAGCTGCTTTTTCTTCGGCTTGCTTCATCGCAATTTTTGCAGCAGTTTCTTCTGCCACTCGCTTTGCGAATGCATCCAAGTCGATTTCGGGAGTTTGTACTTCCGACATATTGATCTCCTTTTGAGCCGTTTCTTCGGCTCCGTCCGGTGTGTCACTAGCTACTAATGAATCTTCATCGTT